AACAAAATCATTGAACCCCTCCACTCCCGATGTGCAGTTGTTGAGTTCAGTATCAAAGGAAAAGAAAAAGCCCAGTTGGCAGGATCCTTCTTCAAGCGTCTTCAAAACATCTTGGATGAAGAAAGCATCAAATATGATCCGAAAGTCCTTGCGGAACTAATTAACAAGCACTTTCCCGATTGGAGGAGAGTTCTTAATGAATGTCAAAGGTATTCTGTTGCTGGTGAGATAGATAGTGGAGTTCTTGCATCTTTTTCTGATGTTGCTGTAAATGACCTTATCAATCATCTCAAAAACAAAAACTTTCCTGAAGTCCGAAAGTGGGTGGTCTCCAACTTGGACAACGATCCTGGTGTCGTTCTTCGCAGGGTTTATGACGCCTGTTATAATTGCCTTTCACCCCAAACTATCCCTGCTGCCGTTCTTATTATTGCTAAGTATCAATACCAGATTGCGTTTGTTGCTGATCAGGAAATTAACCTTTTAGCAGCATTAACAGAAATTATGTGCGAATGTTCTTTCAAATGACTTATGAATTGAAAGATTGGTTGAACTCTATTAACCAAACTAAAAAAAATATAATGGATGAAGATCCTTTTTCTATAAAAGATTATGCACCTTATATTATTAACAGATGTTTATCGGGGCATATTGATTGTTTGATGTATGCAAATGAGATGAATAAGTTCTCCTCATTGGACAAAAAACTTCAATATGATTTCTTTATAAATATTATCAGAAACAAGAAGAGATACTCTCCTTGGATAAAGCAAGAAAAAATCAAAGATCTTGAAGTAGTTAAATCTTACTATGGTTATAGTAATGAGAAAGCAAAGCAAGCTTTGAAAATTCTTACAAAAGAACAACTCGATTTTATTAGATCTAAATTTGAACTTGGAGGAACAAAATGAGTGCAGTTGTAGAACCTATTGTGAATTGGACACCAGACCAAATGGTCGAAGTGATTTTGAATGAACCTGATGATTTTCTAAAGGTTCGTGAAACACTCACTCGTATTGGTGTTGCTTCACGTAAAGAAAAAAAATTATATCAAAGTGTTCATATTCTTCACAAACAAGGTCGTTATTACCTTGTTAGTTTTAAAGAATTGTTTGCTTTAGATGGAAAACACGCAAATCTAACTGTAAACGATGTACAAAGACGTAATCGTATTGTGCAATTGATTGCAGATTGGGGATTAATTACGATTGTAAACCCAGAAAAAATTACAGATATTGCTCCATTAAATCAGATTAAAGTTCTTTCTTATAAAGAGAAAGGTGAATGGACTCTTGAAACCAAATATAATATTGGAAAAAAGACTAAACCACAGGAAACCGAATAATTTTATAGGGAGTTCAACACTCCCTTTTTTTGTGATATTTGATATATACTAATGATGTTGCCTTCGGGGACATTATTAACTTACAGACGCTCAAGGAGGTCTATTATGTTCGGAACAAGTTCAATTACTTATTCAGTACCAGAAACTGCTAAGTATCTATTAGAAATTCAAAAAAATAGTATTGGAATGGATGAGTGGTTTAAAAGGTTTAATACTGCGTTTGAGACGCATACCAATTATCCACCATACAATCTAGTTAAAGAAAGCAGTGTTGATTTTAGATTAGAAATCGCACTTGCTGGTTATAAAAGAGAAGATATTGAAGTCACTACGGAATGGAATAAACTCTTTGTGGAAGCAAAGAAAACTGGTGATAGTAGTGATGAATATTTACATCAGGGACTAGCAAAGAGAGCATTTACTCGTACCTGGACTTTATCTGATGATGTAGTTGTTGGTGATGTGTCTTATAATGATGGATTGCTTACTATTAAACTAAATAGAGTTATTCCAGAACATCAGAAGAAGAAGGTTTATGAAATCGTTTCAGGAGTTTATGAAGATAATTCAAGAAATGAAGGGTGATTTTGGTGCCGATGTAAAAATGGGAGATCAACCAGAAAATTGTTATGGTAAAAAAATTAAATATGCTGGTCTTAAAAGAAAAGTATGTGCATTTAAAAGAAAACGTGAATAAATAAGGTTGGCTACCCTTTAAATATTGTTGCCGCAAGGAGAGTAACTGGCCAAAACCAGTTTGACACTCTCCTTTTTTTGTGTTAAAATAATAAGAGGTATAAAGAAAGTTATGACAATTAAACTTGCTCTTCTCAAATCAGGAGAAGAAGTAATTGCTGATATTAAAGAAATTGTAGCAGAAGATCAAAAAGTTATTTCTTTTTTATTTTCAAATCCTTATGTAGTTAAACTAATTACACCACAGGTTTTGATGGAAGAAAACGAAATGGCACCAGAAAGGGAATATAAAGTTTCTTTCTATCCTTGGATGCCTTTGTCTTTTGATAAAGATATTCCAGTAAATACAGATTGGGTGGTTTCAATTGTGGAACCAGTAGAAATGGTTAAAAAATCTTATGAGGAGAGAACAAATGGAAGAAGAAATAACTCTACCGATGGACGAACAAGTGGAGGAACCGACAATACAAGTTCTGATCTTAATGAATCGGTTATTGTTGATTAGTAAAATAGAAGAAGTTTTAGCAGATATTGGACAACCAGATTGTAATCTCGTAAAACCATATCTTATTCTTGATGATGGAAGTATGATTCCTTGGTTGAGTAAACTTACAAAGGATACTGAAATTATGATAAGTTCTGACAAAATTTTAACACTTGTGGAACCAAAAAAAGAATTACTTAATGAATATTTGAAACTTACAAAATGAGATTTTATACCAACGTCTATGAAAAATTTAATAAAATGTTGGTTCGTGGCTATGAAGACGGCAGGTATTTTCAATCGGAGGAAGAGTTTCAACCAACTCTTTATGTAACTTCTAAAAAACAAAGTAAGTATAAAACTCTTGATGGGTTGAGTGTTGAACCAATTCAACCTGGAAAGATTTCTGATTGTAAGGAATTTTTAAAGAAATATGAAAATGTAGAAGGATTTACTGTTTATGGTAATGATAATTACAAAGCACAATATATTTCTGAAACTTATCCAGAAGATGAAATTAAGTTTGATATTAAAAAAATTCGTCTCGTAACAATCGATATTGAGGTTGCTTCTGAAAATGGATTTCCAAATGTATTTGATTGTGCTGAAGAACTTTTAGCAATTACATTACAAAATTACGCAACAAAACATATCATTTGTTTTGCTTCTCGTCCTTATATTAATACTCGTAAGGATGTTATGTATGTTGAATGTAAAGATGAAATTGATTTAATTCAACACTTTCTCGCATTTTGGGAAAGGGAAACTCCTGATGTGATTACAGGTTGGAATTGTGAGTTGTATGATATTCCTTATATTGCTGGAAGAATTGATAGAATTCTCGGTGAAAAAGAAGCACGTCGTCTTTCTCCTTGGGGGAATATTCGCAGACGAGAACTTGTAATTAAAGGAAGGGAACAAATCTCTTATGAAATTTCTGGAATTTCTGTGATTGATTATCTTGATCTTTATAAGAAATTTACTTATAAAGCACAAGAATCATATCGTCTAGATCATATTGCGAATGTGGAATTAGGCCAAAAGAAATTGGACCACTCTGAGTTTGAGACTTTTAAAGATTTTTATACAAAAGATTGGCAGAAGTTTATTGATTATAATATTCGAGATGTAGAACTTGTTGACCAATTGGAAGATAAGATGAAACTTATCGAACTATGTTTTACGATGGCTTATGATGCTAAGGTAAACTTTAATGATGTTTTCTTTCAAGTAAGAACTTGGGATGCAATCATTTATAACTATTTGAAAAAGAGGAATATTGTTATTCCTCCTAAAGACCATTCGGAAAAAAGTGATAAATTTGCTGGGGCATATGTCAAGGAACCGATTCCTGGAAAGTATGATTGGGTTGTCTCTTTTGACCTTAATTCTCTTTATCCTCATCTTATTATGCAGTACAACATTTCACCAGAAACACTTCTTGAAGAAAGGCATCCAAGTGCAACTGTCGAAAGAATATTAACTCGAAAAGTTGAATTTGATGATTATAAAGATTGTGCAATATGCCCGAATGGTGCAATGTATCGCAAAGACGTTCGTGGTTTTCTTCCAGAACTAATGGAGAAAATGTATAATGACCGTGTAATCTTTAAGAAAAAGATGTTGATTGCAAAACAGCAATATGAAAAGACCAAGACAAAAGAGTTAGAAAAGGAGATTGCAAGATGCAACAACATCCAAATGGCAAAAAAGATTTCTCTTAATAGTGCTTATGGTGCTATTGGAAATCAGTATTTCAGGTATTATAAATTAGCAAATGCTGAAGCAATTACAATGTCAGGACAAGTTTCTATTCGTTGGATTGAAGGCAAAATGAATTCCTATTTAAACAAAATTCTTAAAACAAATGATGTTGACTATGTTATTGCTTCGGATACTGATTCTATCTACCTTAATATGGGTCCTTTTGTCGAAACTGTATACAAGGGAAGAGAAAAAACTACTGAAGAAATTGTTGGGTTCCTTGATAAGGTCTGTACGATGGAATTTGAAAAATATATTGAGAGTTCTTACCAAGAATTGGCGGACTATGTGAATGCTTACGATCAGAAGATGCAGATGAAGCGGGAGAATATTGCCGACCGTGGAATCTGGACTGCTAAGAAACGTTATATTCTCAATGTTTGGGATAGTGAAGGTGTTCGTTATGAAGAACCTAAATTAAAGATTATGGGACTGGAAGCAGTTAAATCTTCTACTCCTGCTCCATGTCGTCAAAAAATTAAAGATGCTCTTAAAATTGTGATGACTAAAACTGAAGATGAAATGATTTCTTTTATAGATAGTTTTCGTAAAGCATTTAATAAACTTCCCCCAGAAGAAATTTCATTTCCACGTTCAATCAATGATGTGGACAAGCATAAATCTTCATCCACTCTTTATAGTAAAGGAACTCCAATTCATGCAAGAGGAGCAATTCTTTATAATCATTTAATTAAAGAAAAAAAATTGGATAAGAAGTATGCAAAAATCCAAAATGGGGAA